CCCGGCCGCGGCCTTGGCTTGGCTGGTGTCGCGCTGGCGCATGATCACCCCGATTGAGCCGACCTGATCCGTACCGGACGACAGGTAGACCTGTTCCGCAGCCGAGCCAACCCAGTAGGCCGCTGATGCCATCGTGCCCTCCGCCAGGGCGAGGACAGGCTTGCGCTGCCTTGCCGCCATCACAGCCGCTGCCGCCGGCTGCGTGCCAGCCACGGCGCCGCCGGGGGAATCCACCTGCAGGACAATGCCCTTGATTTTTGGATCCGCTGCCGCAGCCCTCACGTCCCGCACGAGCAACTCCGAGCTGACCCCGCCGGACACATCAGCCATCAGGTTCATCCGAGGGCTCATCGTGCCCATCACGGGAATCACCGCAACCCCATTGCGCACCTCGTAGCCACTCACGGGTCCTGGCAGCGACTCCCCCCTGCGAGCTTCCAGTTCCTGCAGATCGATGCGTTCGCCTCGCGCCCAGGCCTCCACCAGGTGATGGATGGTCGCATGGTGCTCAGGGAGGCACGCCCACGGGGCATCGAGAGCGTGGAGGAGGAGATGGTGTCTCATGGGTTTAGTCTGCGTTGTCCTGATCCTGATCCTGATCCTGATCCTGCCGCTCATCCTGCGCGGGTGCATCTGCGACCTTGGCGCCGAGAGGGGGCAGCCTGTCCCTGCGCCGTGCCTCGGCAGCGCGAACCCGCAGCTTGTGACGCGCCCGCCAGTCGCCGCCGTCGAATTTGACCGCCTCTTCTTGCTCTGATGTGATGCTCTGCGCCAGGAGCACAGCCGCCTGGGCCTCCTGAAGGGGATTGAGGCTACTGGGACCCATACCGGTCCACTGAGCGCCGCTCCACGCATGGCGGATGAAGGGATCTCGGAAAAATCCAGGTGCCTGGATGATTCCATCCCCAACACAATCAAAAAGCCAGGCCTGGTAAATCGGGTTGCAGATTTGAACCTCGTCGGAAGCTCTGTCGATATAGATCGACTGCCAGAGTTGCTGGAGAGCGGCTCTCGCGGCGGTGTAAGACGACTTGAAAAGTCCTGTGATCACCTCCATCGGTTCATTCAAGCCCATGCCAAGTTGGATATAGAAGTCTTCAACAAACTGGCCGAAGTTTGGATTTGGCCTTCCTGGGGTGGGGCTGACAACGGATTCGCCAGGAAACAGGTTCAGAAGCTTTCCAGAATCAAGAGAAGTCGCGTCTGCCCTGGCTTTCATTGCATGCTTGATATAGGCCTCTTGCTCTGCAGGGTTCTGGAAAAGTTCCTTGAAACTGTCGGGCGACATCGTGGCAAAAATTGCCAGCGCTGCAGAATTGACCGCAGCTTCAAGCTCTGCTTCGCTATAACGTGTGACGCTTTTTAAGATTGAGGCAACAACAGACAGCGCAGGCATTCCCCGCGTCTGACCTGGTCGCTCCATCTTTTTGGCGTGAATAATGTTCCGCCTTCCGTTGGGAGCAAAAATGGGGATTTCCGTCCATGTTCGAGTTATTTGCGCCGAAACATGGCGGTTTGGATGATGATCTGCTACAAAAATAGATACAATCTCGCCGTCTGCTTTTCGCTTGATTCCTTCGTATATCTCGTTTGTGTTTGCGGTTCCTTTCGGGTTACAGGCTCTATCGGCTTCAATCAACTGGATTGCCGTCTTAAATGGCCAATTTGGCCGATCTTTTCGGGTGATAACTGGAAACACATCCCCCGATAATGCCCTGGACTTTGCGATTAGCTGTTGCAGCTCGTAGAAACATAGGTCACCTTCAACACTTGCAAGCGTTGAAGATGCCCACATATTGAATCTTTTCTCTGTCCGATCTTGCCATTCTTCCGCTTGTTCATCGGAGAGTCGTAATTCTTCCGCGTCGATTGTGCTCTGCAGGCGCAGGCCGGTGCCGACCCGGTACTCCACGCCCTTCTGAATCGCCGCGCGGGCGGGGGGAGACTCGTCGTAGAGCGCACGGCTGGCCGCACGCTTGTCGTCGCGTTCCCACTGCTGGCCGGTGTCCGCGTCCCAGAGCTGCGGCGCCCAGTTGGCATAGGCCGCACGCCTGGCCATCTCGCTCGTGCCAAGCGCCGCCTGTGGCTCAACCCCACCAGAGGGGAGATCAGCGGCAACCGCAGGGACCGGCTGGGGTTGTGGCCGTGGCTTGGCGGGCTTCTTCCCCATCACCACCTCGGAGACAGCGATGTGGAGCGCCGGCCCGGCATCAGTCCCTCACGCTGTAGGGCAACCTCCAGATCATGCTCAAGACCTTTGATGGCCTGCTGAATATCGGCCAGCGATGCCCGCCGTGTTCGCCGACCATCTACACCACTGGAGGCCTCCGATTCTTGGCCGCCCTCCAGGATGCGAAGCTCTGCGGCTCGATAGGCCGTGAGCCTGGCTTGAATATCTGCAGATGATGCCATGGCGGGGATTCTAGCTCAGGCAAATGTCAAAACATCGAGGGGGCTTCGTTTTTTGCCCTCGCCAATCGTCGCCAGCGCCGCCGCTTCCAGCTGGTCCCACATCGTGGTGGGGTCGTAGCGCCGAGCCACCAGCTGCATTGCCGCATAGGCGTAGCGGGTGCAGTCGCCAGCCTCGTCATGCTCTCCACGTGGAAGAATCCAGTCGTAGACCGTCTTGCCCTTTATCTGCTTAGCCTTGCGCTTCCACGGGAAAAGCTCTTTCAGGAATTCATCCGTCGCAGCAACGCCAAAATGCAGGTAGCCGGGGCCCGGGTCTTCATTGCGAAGCCTTCCCTGCAGGTGCGTTATGGACGTGTCGGTTCCAATTGGATACAGCAAGACGGAATTCTTTATCATAGACTTGTTCTTTTTGTCAACATCCACAGCAACACCTTTCCCGATTATTGCTTTTCCGCGCTGGCTACTCCCCTTCACAGGGGCCCAACGTTGCCGGGTGCGGCAAAAATCGCGCACCCGTTTCGTTGCCAGGCCGCCATCGTCAATCCCGCCAAGGGTGATCGGCAGCTCAATCCCATCATCTCTGCGCCATCTGGTTTCACCGACCGCGTCCACCTGATCCCAAACATGATCAGATTGTGGATCGCCGTGAAACTCATGGTGACCCAGGTGCCAGCCTTCCTCACCTCGGCCCCAGCCCCAGATTGTGACCACAAGACGCTCTCCAACAGTTCCGCCGCCACCCTGCACATCCACGCCAGCAGTGATCAGCAGCACGCCATTAGGAACCGTGCTGGAGGGATAGCCGTTGCCTGAAGCGGTGTCTTGGCGCCGCTTTGCCAGGCCCTCGGCGTTGAATTGATTTTCAATGGCATCCCTCCAGGCCTCAGCGGCTCGCTTATTGATCCAACCTTTGAGCAAAAGGGTATCAGTCTGAGCCCTTAGGAATTGATCACGAATTTCCGCCCAGCTAAGCCATCCCAGAGGTGCGTACCAACTCGGAAGATGAAAGCCTGCGGTTTCGCCGTCACCTTTTGCCGCAGGGATCCACATACCTGCCGCCAGAAAACGGGCCTTGTGTCGTTCCTCAAATCGCTCAGAACAGTAGGAGCATTCATATAGGACTTCGCTGTCTGGCGCTTCCCATTTGAATTGTGACCAGACAAGGCGCTGACGCTTGCCGCAAGCGGGGCAAGGGATGTGAAAGCTGCGCTTATCCGATCTTGTATTGAATTCCTTTGTCACTCGACAAGCTTCTTCATCCCCAGGCGTTGAAGTGATTAGGATTTTTCGCCGGGGAAAGTTAGAAGTTCGTGCTTCTGCATTTTCAAGAGGATCGCCTTTATCGTCAGCTTCTAATGGATAGCTGCTAACTTCATCTGCAAAGAGATATTGAATAGGTGAGCTTTGCAGGCCGCTGGCGGCATTAGCCCCCACAAGCATAAGCACCCCACCTGGAAAATTCTTAACAAGAATCGTGTTTCCACTGTCCCTACTGCGAGCTGGTTTTACTCGTTGAGCAAGTGCAGGCGTTTGAGTCAACAAAGGGTCTAGCCTTTGTCTATTTATTTTCTTGAGCAAGTCTACGGTTGGCTCGACAAATAGCATTGGGGCTGGTCTTGTGTGTATATTGCAGCCAATCGAGTTAAGAATTACCTCAGTCTTTCCCATTTGGGATCCGAATTTTAGAATAATTCTTTTAATTGAATGGCTTGCGCTCATGCACTGCATTGGCTCACGGAGGAATGGCGT